TACAATTACTGGTAGCTTATTAGTTTCTGGTTCTACAACACAAATTGGTAATATCAATCTATTAGGAACATCAAATCTTTCTGGTAGTGTATTTGTAAGTGGTAATATTGAAATCGTTAATGGCAAGAGTTTAATTACACATACTATTAAAGCAGCTGGAAGTAATGGTTTAGAATTATTATCTAATAGTGGAGCTACAATTGCAACAGCAGGTGGTGGTGGCTCAAATCAAATTTCATTTGGTGGACAAGTAAGTACTGGTGGTAATTTAAGTGTGAGTGGAAGTATATCAGCTAGTGGAGCATTTACTGCATCATTATCTGAAGGATATGTTTGGGTTGGTGGAGTTGGAAATAAAACATCTTTAGTAGCAACATCATCATTCTCAGCTGCAGGAACATCAGGAACTTCTGGTGTTAGTGGCACATCAGGAACTTCAGGTATAAACGGAACTTCAGGAATAAATGGAACAAGCGGCGTTAATGGTACTTCTGGAGTTAATGGTACAAGCGGTACTTCAGGTGTAAGTGGGACAAGTGGAGTAAATGGAAGTAGTGGAACATCCGGAGTTAGTGGCACATCCGGAATAAATGGAACAAGCGGAATTAATGGGACAAGTGGTGTTAATGGTACATCAGGAACAAGCGGAGTAAGTGGGACAAGTGGTGTTAATGGCTCAAGCGGAACTTCTGGTGTTAGTGGCACTTCAGGTATTGATGGTACTTCAGGTATTAATGGAACAAGCGGAGTTAATGGAAGTAGTGGGACAAGTGGTGTTAGTGGTACATCAGGAGTATCAGGAACATCTGGTGTAAGTGGTACAAACGGTGTTAATGGTACATCAGGTACTTCAGCTCAACCATTTGGATTCGCTAGTGGAAGTACTAATATAGGAACTGCAACTTACTTACAATTTAGTGGAAGTGCAGTACAAAATTTAACAATAACAAATAATACAGCCTCTATAACTTTAGCAGGTGGTAGTGGTGGAACTGGAGTAGGATTTCCTTTCTCTGGTTCAGCACAAATAACAGGCTCTTTGGGAGTAACTGGTTCAATAAACATTTCAACAGGTTCTAAGAGTGGTAACGTAGTAGATAACGTTGGTGACATTTATACATCCGTACCTAAGATAGACCATATTATAACTTTAACTGAAGCTGAATACAATGCTTTAGGAACAATAGATGATAACACATTATATATTATATCAGGTTCTAACGTAGTAGATACAACATTCCCTTATACTGGTTCAGCACAAATTACTGGTTCATTAGGAGTAACTGGAAGCTTGACAGTATTGAGTGGCTCATTTAGTTCATCAGTAGTTACCAACTTAGGTGATATATACACAAATGTACCTGAAGCTAGAAAGATTGTAACATTAGATTCTGCTTCATACTCTGCATTAGCAACCAAAGACCCTAACACACTTTATGTAGTTAGTGGCTCATCAATTAGTTCAGGTACTAATGGTACATCAGGAACTTCTGGTGTAAGTGGAACATCAGGTGTTAGTGGAACATCAGGTGTAAGTGGAACTTCAGGAACTTCTGCAACTGCATTTACATTTGCTAGTGGAAGTACAATATTAGGTTCAGCAACATATATCTCAATTAGTGGTAGTGGTGTTCAATCATATAGTGTAGCTAACTCAACAGCATCTATTAAGATTGAAGGTGGTGCTGGAGCTGGGTTTCCATTCTCTGGTTCAGCACAAATAACTGGTAGCTTAGGAGTAACTGGTTCAATATTAATTTCATCAGCTTCTTTAAGTGGAAGTGTAGTGAGTACATTAGGTGACATTTATACAAACGTAGCACCAGCTAATAGAATTGTAACATTAGATTCTTCATCTTATTCAGCATTAGCAACAAAAGACCCTAATACATTATATATCGTATCTGGTTCAACTATAAGTTCAGGAACATCTGGAACTAGTGGAGCTAATGGTACATCTGGTGTAAATGGTACTTCTGGCGTAAATGGTACTTCGGGAGTTAGTGGTACATCAGGTATTAGTGGGACAAGTGGATTAAATGGTACATCAGGTATCACTCCAACTATATCTCCATTCTCTGGTTCTTTCGTTGTAACAGGTTCAATAATAATAACTGGTTCAGCACAAGGTAATGTGGTAGCAGTAACTGTAGCAAGTAACACAGCATCAATTGATATGAACGCTGGAAACTTCTTTACTGTAACATTAGCAAATAGTGCAACAACACACTTTAATGTGACAAACTTAAACCCTGGTGAGAATGCAAATATCTTTGTAACAACTGGTACTATATCATCTGCATCATTCAGTACGAACATTAAGCAACCATCTGGTTCAGCTTACTTACCTTCGTCTGGTAGTGGTATAATTGATGTATTATCTTTGGTAGCATTGAATAGTACAAACGCTTACATAGTAAACGCAAAAAGATTTATTTAATATGAGTTTATTTTCATCAACTGCATTTTATAATATACAACCTCCAGCTGCACCAGCAGGTCCTTCATTTGCTTTTAGAACGGACCCTTACTCAGCTTCATTAGTTGTAGCTTGTCCATATTCAACATTTAGTAGTTTGGGTATGACAAACTTCTATGATAATTGTGCTGGTGCAATTAGAACAGGTACATTCAGTGATGGATATAGGTTAGTTCCAACTGGTTCTAATGTTGATTCAGCTGGACCTCAATTTTATCCATCATCATCTCAATATGTAACATCAGGTTCATTTAATTTTAGTGCACAAGGATACCAAACTGCATTAATGATATCAGGTTCTCAAAATGCTGGTGTTATTGCCAATCCAGCAACAAATGCAAATATTGGTGCAAATGATTTTGTTGTAGAGTGTTGGTTTAATTTTAAAGGTGGTACATTTACACAACCTCCATTTAACGCATTCTTCTTTGGAGATCCGGGTGGTGATACATGTTTAATGGATTATGCAAATGGTGCATCAGCATTCCGTTTTTTTGGTTCATTAGGTGATGATGATCCTGGTACATGGACACCAAAAACAAATAACGTATGGTTTCATGTTGCATGGGTTAAGAGTGGTACTGCAAAACGTATTTACTTTAATGGAGTTAGAATAGGAAATGGAACTGGAAATATAACTAATCCAACATTAATAAAATTATTAGGTACAGCAGCCGGCAATAATAATGATGGATATGGTAAATTAATTCAGGATTATAGAGTATATGTAGGAACTGATAAGGGATATACAGGAACAACAATAACAGTACCTGATAGTATTGTTATACAAAATTAATTGATATGATAGAGAAAAGAGCTTTTTTAGATGATAACTTTACAATAATAGCTGTATTGGATATTAATATAAATGAAATAATTGAAGGACAAGTTCCAATAAATTATCGTAAATGTATAAGAGTAACTGAAGAAAGAGGTATAGCATTAGTTGGTGGAAAATGGGATGAAATAACAAACAAATTTATATAATATGGGAACAGCAACAACACAAATATTTTTAGGAGATACACCAATACCATTTTATTATGTTGGTCAAGACCAAGTAGGATTAAATCCAAAATCAAGTGGTACTGTTGTACCTAGATTTGATGCATACTCTGCTTCATTGAAAATGGCAATTCCATTTTCCGTTTTTACTGAACTTGGAATGACTTCATTTACACAAAGTATAGATGGATTAATTAGAGAAAATAATATAAATAATAGTTTTAGAGTAATATCAACTGGTTCAATTCTTGGAACAACATCACCAGTATTAACAACTACAGCTTCAGTAGCTATATCTGGTTCTAATTCAAATTATAATTGGATTAATGATGAGTATATAACATCAGCTTATATGACTGGTTCTCAAAATATTACTGGAGCTTCATCAGCTTCATTACAATTTGGAAGTTCTAGTTTTGTAATTGAAATGTGGGTTAAAAATCCACCTGCATTATTCTTATCACCTCCATTTAATACATTTTTCTTTGGAACTGTTTCTGGTACTTCTATGTTATTTGATTATAGAGGTTCATCAACTCAACAATTTAGATTCCAAATGGCAACACTTGGAGATAGTATTACTGCACAATCAGCTGCAAATCCATTTACATCATCTTATTGGCATCATTTAGCATTGGTTAGAAGTGGTACAACTGGAAGTATTTATTTTGATGGACAAAGAATAGCATCTGCATCAAGCGCTGGATTTACGGGCGCAATTCTAGACCCAGAAGATAATTATTGGAGAGTATTAGGAAATGTTGGTAATAATAATGATGGTGCTGCAAAACAATTACAAGATTTTAGAATTTATATTGGTACTAATAAAAATTATACAGGTTCAATTATTACTCCACCAGAATCAATGATTGAATTTACATAGAATCAATAAAATTATATTATGGCTACTATAAAATTAGGAACTAAAGTATTAGGTAATATAGCAATTGGTAGAGCAACTATTGGTAATGTATCAAAGAGAGCTCCTCAAAGTATTATTAAAGCAACTTTAAAATATACACAATCAAATAATAATGTTATTGGACCAAATGTATCTAATAGCTTATATGATGGTAATACACAATGGGATGATAGTAAAGTATGGGATGATTCAGTAACAATAAATTTTAATTAAAGAATATGATAGAACAAATAAGCAACCTTGAATCAGCGGCAAGTGTAAGAGCTAAATTAAATCAATTAATAACAGCTGTAAATTATTTAAACTCAATAACGGGCTCTAGTTCTAATACTTCTGGAACTGCAGGAACGAGCGGTACACAAGGATATACTCCACCAACTAGTGGAACAAGCGGAACTCAAGGATATACTCCTCCGCCTGCTGGAAGCTCCGGAAGTGCTGGAAGTGCTGGTAGTGCTGGTACAAGCGGAGCAACAAACTTCTCTGTACAATTTTATGGAAGTAATCCAATGGGTAACGCAGTTGGTACATCTATCGATGCTTGTACGGCTAATAATACTGGAATGAGTAGAATGGTTTATGTACAAGACAATACACCATCTGGAACACCAAATCAACCAGCTATGGGAGATAGAGTGTATAGTGATTATACATACACAACAACATTAGGAGCTGGATGGTATGGATTTAGAAATACAATAATGATGATGAATTACGCAGTTCAAATTGATGCTAGTGGATTCGTTATGATGGTATCCCCTTGTTAATCAATAAAATTAGGTTTATAATTGTTAAATAATAAAATAAACAAATAATATGAAATTAGAAACTCAACAATCGTATATTACTAACCCACAATTCGTAGGTGGTGTAGCAGTAACCCCAACAGGTTCTTCTGCTTTTAATGCATTTAATGCTGAAAATCCTCAATTTGGATTTGTAGCTGGAGGATTATATGTTGGAAGACAAGGAGATATAGTTGTTAAAACTTATGACCAATCAGTATTAACTTTTGTATCATGCTCTGGATTTATACCTGGTATAATCACTGCAGTATCTTCTTCTTCAACTGCGCAAAACATAATCGCATTTAGATAATTTATATGCCAACATTAAATTTAAACTATAATATAATGGAAGCCCATCGCAGAAAAGCGGTAGGACCATATCCAATACGAATGGACTATCTAATTGTAGGAGGTGGTGGTGGTAGTTCGACTAAGACAGGTAATGATACTGTAGCAGGTGGTGGAGCTGGTGGTTATATTACTGGTTCATATTGCTTTTCTCCCGGTCAAACACAAACATTTACTATTGGAGCAGGTGGAGCACTACAAACAAATGGAACTAATTCAACTGCATTTGGTTTAACTGCTATTGGAGGTGGCTTTGGTGCTAGAAATATTGGTGGAACTCTAACTAACGCAGGAAATGGTGGTTCAGGTGGTGGCGGTATTGGTGGTAGTTCTTTTGGTACTGGTACGGCTGGACAAGGATTTGATGGTGGTAATAGTGGAGCAAGTAACTTTGGTGGAGGTGGTGGAGGTGGAGCAGCTTCAGTAGGCGGCACATCTACATCAAATGCAGGAGCTGGTGGTGGTAATGGTAAACAATGGTTAGACGGAGTTTATTATGCTGGTGGAGGAGGAGGTTCTCAATACCAAGGTTCTGCAGCTCCTGATGGACCTAATGGATTAGGATATGAAATTGGTGGCGGTGGTGGAACTGGTGCTGGTGGTACTACTGGTATAGTTGCTTTACGATATCTTTCAATTGAAAGAGTTGTTGTAACTAATGGTACTACTGTAAGAGTTGGAGATTATACATATCACTACTTCACATCAGGCACTGGTTCAATTCAATTTATTGGAGATGAACAGCAAGACCCAAATATTAATCCTTGCCCATAAAGCAAAAAATTACTATAAATAAAAAACAAATTGTTAAATAACTAAATAATCAATATATGAACGCAAGACAAGTATTAGATAAAATAGTAAAGACTCTTTCATTAAGCAAAGAGGAAGTACTTTTTACTTACGCTAAATTAGCAGATGGTACAATAGTTGAATCTCCTACATTTGATGTTGGTGAATCAGTAGACGTTGTAACAGAAGATGGTAAAACTCCAGCACCAGATGGTGAGCATGAGTTAGCATTAAGAGATTCTGAAGGAAATGAAGTCCTAATCAAAGTAATGACTAAGGATGGTAAAATTACTGAAAGAGAGAATGTTGAATTACCTGAATCAGAAGAAGAAAAGGAAGTTGAAAAAATGGAATCAATCGCTGGTGGTGACATGGGTGATGATGAAGAAGTAGCAACTGAAGAAACTGCAGAACCTATCTCTGAAGATATGGCATCTATGGTAACTAAACTTCAATATAGAATTGAAGAATTAGAGAAGAAGATGCAATCTATGATGGAAGTTAAGGAAGAAGGTGGAGCAGCTCCTAAAGTTAAAACTAAAGACTTACCTGGTGACCCAACAAAAGTAAACACTGTTGATAAAATGGCAGCTGTTGAACCTGATGAGGAAGAAGAATTACCAAAATTGGACGGTGCACCAATTGATGAAAACGCTCCAAACAAAACTGGAATTAAAATGAATAAGAAGGGTACTATGGTAAATCCACAAAACTCTTTCTTATCTAAATTATATAAATAAACAAACAAAAATCATTTAAAGATGAGAAAACAACAAAATTTCGCACAACCTGCAATCACTACAACTTATGCTGGTGAATTTGCTGGGAAGTACATTGCGGCAGCGTTGTTATCAGCAAAAACTTTAGATAACCAATACATCACAATCATGCCGAATGTGAAGTTTAAGAGTGTTATCCAAAAGATTGCAGTTGATAGCATCGTGAACAACGCATCATGTGACTTCACAACTTCTGGTACTGTAGCTCTTACTGAGAGAATCTTAGAACCAAAAGAACTTCAAGTAAACCTTGAATTATGTAAGCAAGAGTTCGTAGATTCTTGGGAAGCTTTACAATTGGGCTATAGCGCATTTGATGAGATTCCAAAAGATTTCAACGATTTCTTAATCTCTTATGTTGGTGGTAAAGTAGCACAAGCTACTGAAGAATCAATCTGGAGAGGTGTAAACGCAACTAACGGACAATTCGGTGGTATCTATACTGCTTTATCTTCTTCAGTTGTAGCTGGTGGCGATAACGCTCCTGTAACATCTTCTGTTTCTGGTTCAATCACTTCAGCAAACGTATTAACAGCGTTAGATGCATTAGTAAGTGCAATTCCTAACACTGTATATGGTAAAGAAGATGTGATGATTTACGTTCCAACAAACGTAGTAAAAGCTTACACTCAAGCCTTAGGTGGTGGTGCAGCTGGAGCTAACGGATGGAACAACCAAATGAACGTAGGTGAAAAACCATTGAACTTCAATGGTATTGAGATGGCATTCTGTCCTGGTCTTGCAGCTTCAGCAATGGTAGCAGCACAAAAATCAAACTTATTCTTCGGAACAGGTTTATTGAGTGACTACAACGAAGTAAGAGTATTAGACATGGCTAACTTAGACGGTTCTCAGAATTATAGAATCGTGATGAGATACACCGCTGGTACACAATACGGTATTGGTTCTGACATCGCAATACACAAAAACTATTAATTGAGTAAGTAATAGGGAGATTAACCATATCTCCCTTTACTCATAAATAAAATTAACAAATTTAAAAAACTAAGAATATGCCTTGTAATTTATCAGCAGGTAGAAATGAACCTTGTAAAGAGAGTGTAGGTGGCCTAACAGGCGTTTACTTCTTAAACTTTACTACAGCTTCATTTACTACAAACGCAGCAGGTGAAATCACCGCTTTCCCTTCAGGTAGTACAGTATACTACTATGATTTGAAAGGAAATTCAAGCTATACTGAAACTGTTAATTCATCTCGTGATAATGGTACAACTTTCTTCTCTCAAGAATTAGTTCTTAACTTGAAGAAACTTACTAACGAAATGACAACTCAATTGAAGTTGATGGCTTATGGTAGACCTCAAATCGTTGTTAATACAATGAGTGGAGATTCTCTATTAGTAGGAAAGACTCAGGGAGCAGATGTAACAGCAGGTACAATTCAAACAGGAGCAGCATTGGGTGACCTTTATGGTTATTCAGTAACGTTCACAGGTTTAGAACAATTACCAGCAGCATTCATCTCTGGTTCAACATTCGGTAATCCTTTCGGAGCATTGACTGTTAAACCTACTATCGTAACAGGTAGCGCAGCTTAATCAGTATAGATTTTGAACAATATTAAAGGGAGACTAAGTTCTCCCTTTTTTTATGTCCTACTATAATCGTTTTGGAAGTTGTTAAATATATAGATAAATACAACATAAAGACAACCTAATGCAAAGTTATTATATATCAGGGAGTAATTTATTCACAATTCGTACAAAACCAACAGGCTCAGGCGTTCTAACGCTTAGATTGCAAAATATGTACACATTAGCGAATACATCATCTTCTATTAGTGCATACAAATATAATGCAAGTGAAAGCTTGTTATCATTTACTGCATCTATATCTTCATCTAATATTGGTGATGAATATAGAGCTACAATAACTGATACGGCTAGTGGTAGTATTTGGAATGGTTCTATACAAGTGTACCAATCCCAATCAATAGATAAACCAGTATATAAGAACCAAATTCCATTAGAAGGAATATACATTAGTAATGTAACGGATAACGAATACATAATTTTAGATTAATATGAAGATAAATCAAAACTTTTCAGTAGTAAACATGGCACAGCAAGAGATACCTGTGATAACTGAAGATACAAAAACAAGATATCAATGGGTGCCTGTTGGAATTATAGGACCTGATGATTTCTTTCAAAATGTGACAGATGCTTTCACAACATCAACAACAAATGCTGCCTGTATTGAGGGTATAGCTGATTTAATATTTGGTAAGGGAATGTACTCTAAGAATGAGGAATTCCAAAAGGTATTAGATAAGTTAATTCCACAAGAGGAAATGAAGCGTGTATCTTTTGATTTAAAACTATATGGTAATGCAGCTTTCCAAGTATATTGGAACGCAGACCATACTAAAGTAGTTAAATTCTATCACGTTCCAGTTCAAAATCTAAGAGCTGAGAAGTTATACGATAATCCTAAAATTGAAAACTATTACTATTGTATAGATTGGACTGAACAAAAAGCAGTTAGAAATAAAAAGAAGATTCCAGCTTTTGGTACATCAAATGAAAAGATGGAGATTCTTTATATTAAGAATTATTCACCAGGTAAATACTATTACTCATTACCTGATTGGGTATCTGCATTACAATTTTCTTATGTAGAAGCTGAATTATCTAACTTACACATTAACAACATTGAGAATGGTTTCTTACCATTGGTGATGGTTAATATGAACAATGGTATTCCAGCTCCTGAAGAAAGAGATACAATTGAAGATATGATTGAATCTAAATTTACAGGCACTAGAAACGCTGGTAGATTTATGTTATCATTCAACGATGACCCAGAAAGAAAACCAACTATTGAAACAATACAGGTTGATAATCTGCACGATAAATACAAATATGTTAGTGAATATGC